CTCATAACATACAATTAAAAATTAAGATAATTGTAAATTACAAAGAGTAAATTTAAATTAAAGGGATTACAATAAATAAGAAGCTGAAATTTTACGTGCTTCGTATTCAGTAGGATCCCAACTCATCAATTGATAAGGGAGGGACTGTGCTACACCAAATCTTTCTTTTAAGATTGAGTAAACCCGGTACAAGTATGTGGAATTGATCCCTGCGTCTGTAGCGATGCTCCAGGCTCGAAGAGCTGACACGTCGCCAGATGGCACAGCGTATTCGGGATACGCTAACATACGTAAACAAACGAGTTCTTCGCGTGCATTCTGTTGTTCTCGAACAGACCTGCTAAGAAACGAAGTTTCCTCGTGAGTGTTAGACATCCTAGATTTGTTGATGTTGATCTTCCAACCTAGTGGTTCGCAGATAAGTGCAAACTTGTCTAATGGTACGAATTGATCTGTATTTACGGCAGCTAAGCTGTCGTCACCGTGAGTTCTGACCTCGGCGAAACGATTAGTCAATCGTTTAAACATATATTGTATGCGAATATAATTCACAATGCTTCCAATAATATTGGTAAAGCAGCTACCGGACGGTATTCCATGGGTCTTCACGTAAAGTACCCCCTCAGGGCTAGCAATTTTACGATATATGAACAGTTCAATTAAGAAACGCCAGATTTGAGCTTCAACATTTGACGGGAATGTCAACATTTGCTCTAAACATAGAAAGGCGAATCTTAGTTCCCATTCTTGTACAGAGGAGTCGAATCCAGACCAGTCGAACATGTAAATGTAGTCGTAGGCTGAAAACAATTCGTTGATAACTTTAGGGACAGATAAAAGTGGGTTCTTTCCGATAAAATAGAAAGTATCCATCTTGATGAAGGCTTCGATGAGTGGATCAGCGAATAGACCTTCGAGTAAAACATAATGAAATGCTTCGCCCCAAACGTTTCGAATCTTGGACTTCACTTTAAGTTGCGACAGTTGCGTTCTGGTAAATGCAACGTCTGGTGTGGAGTCTTCGATGGCTTGAGCACCATAACTGCGATCGTGATCGAGTGCTTCCGCAATCGTAACGGCAGTCTTCTTGGCTTTCTTGTAGTTATCATCATCGCCTTTGCGACCGACGTAACCATAGCCAGCAGCAGAAGATTGTAACCAGCGTACTGAGTCGAAATCTTTGTATGATATCGGAGTAACAATTGGAAACCTTCTGAATAGTGTCAATGTATGTTGCTTAGTCGTATTCCAAGCATCATCATTCGGTTCTGGCAACTTTGGCGTTCCATACGCTTCTATAGCTTCAACATGCTTCTGAAGTGTGTAGTAACTTCTTGCCCAACCTTCAAGCTCTTGACGGAGTGTGAAAGGCACAACTTGATTGATAGCAGCTAATGCATACATATCTCTGATGACCTCAAACTCCTCTCTGGATTTTCGCATAGGAATTTCGCCAATGACTTCTAAACCGTTGGTGACTCCTTTAAAGCGATGATCCATGCTTGAGTGCGCGTCTTCTAAGATGATTAACACTTACGTTAAATGCGTAAAGTCTTCAAATTAAAATCTGCACAACACAGTACGTGGTTAGACACAGTAGGAGCTATTGGTTCTCACAAACAATTCCTAAATGAGTTCTAAACACATTCCTGGACAATGATCTC